GACCCAAAGTGGGAAGAGATCAACACGGAAATAGAAACGATGCGAGTCAAGACGGCGAATGCCGAGCGCATCATCAACGAACTCGAGGAGATATTGAACGATGAATCCTGACAAACTCGCAAAGATCCGCAAGGCGTTCGACACGCTGAAATCCAACGAACTCCTGACGAGTGCGGATCTCTCGACCATCGGCAAGCAGGGCGAGCGTGGCGAGCGTGGCGCAGGTTTCCGTTGGCGTGGCAAGGCGTTGTCCACCTCGACATATCAACCGATGGATGTTGTGCACTTCAAGCACAGTGCGTACGTGTGCACAAAAGAAACAAGCAATCTTCCACCGCTCGATGGATGGGAAGCACTCGTTGTCGGATCGGTCGGACCACAAGGGCTTGAAGGCAAGGCAGGACCGCAAGGCGTAAAGGGCGAGTCGATTGTCGGCGCAACTGGAGCACAGGGCAAGCAAGGACCAACGGGCGTTCAAGGTCGGCAAGGTGTGGCGGGCGTAAGGTGGGTCGGCAATTATGCGGCTGGTCGTGAGTATGAGATCGGCGATCTCGTGATGTTTGGCGGGACGGTTTTCCTTGCGTTCGAGCGCACGAGTTCCGATCCAAGCACACTTAACGGTTGGGCTGCATTCAGTGCACGAGGCGAGCGTGGACCGAGTGGATTCCGTGGCGAGGCAGGGACGATTTCAAACACGAGCGGACCGATCGTCACGACGAACACGACGGCATCGACTGCATCAACTACAGGTGCGTTGATCGTTGCAGGTGGCGCAGGCATTGGCGGCGACTCGTTTATCAACGGGATGATCATCGGGACACGAGGCGTGGCAAGTTGCACAGCGGTTGGAGCAAGTGCGCTTTTGTCGAGTACGGCTGCAAGTTGCACGGCGGTTGGATCGAGTGCAGCGTCTGGAAACACAGGCGGAAATTTAACTGCAATCGGAAACAGTGCAGGCGCATCAAACTCGGGCACAAGCTGCACAGCGGTTGGCGTGAGTGCGGCATCGTCAAACACTGGCACATTTGTCACTGCGATTGGAGTAAGTGCATTAGATGGCAACACAGGCACAAGTTGCACAGCGGTCGGTCGAGTTGCTCTGTCTGGCAACACAGGCTCAAGTTGCACAGCGGTTGGCGTGAATGCGTTGCAGACAAACACGGCTGCAAGTTGCACAGCGGTTGGTGTGAATGCGTTGCAGACAAACACGGCTGCAAGTTGCACAGCAATTGGAACGAGTGCGGCATATCAAAACTCAGGCACAGATTGCACAGCATTAGGATTGCAGGCTTTATATCAAAACACAGGCTCAAATTGCACAGCGGTCGGAGTGAATGCAGGATTCACAAACGTAGGAATACGTTGCACAGCAGTTGGCAATGACGCTCTCCGTGCAAACCAAGCATCAGGCAACACAGCAATCGGATATCAGGCAATGTATCCAGGAACTCTTCTGCAACCAAGCGGCCCTAACAACACCGCAGGTGGTTTCAACACGCTCGATGCTTGCACAAGCGGCACTCTCAATTCAGCGTGGGGCGCAAACTCGCTCGGCGCAGTCACAACTGGCGCATCCAATGTTGGCATCGGATCGACTGCAGGAATCAACCTCACCACAGGCAGCAACAACACCATCATCGGTGCAGCCGCAACCGTGTCCGCAGTCGGTGACGACAACTCCATTGTGATCGGAAAGTCGGCGGTCGGGATCGGCAGCAACACAACCGTCATCGGCGTAACGGCAACAACCGCTACGAAAATTTTCGGAGTGCAAGCAACAGGTGAAGTTGCGCCAACGGTCGCAAGCGCAACCACGATCGCACCGACAACACAGATCGTGTTCGTGTCGGGCACAACTGCAATCGTCACGATCACCGCACCGACTGGAATTGCAAGCACAGGCGGACAGATCACTATCATTCCCACAGGCATCTTCACCACGACAACCGCAGGCAACATCGCACTCGCATCAACTGCAGTTGTCTCTCGTGCCCTCATCATGACCTACGACGCAACGACCACAAAGTGGTATCCATCCTATTGAGCACAACTATGACAACAGACCCACAAATTCTTCTCGACGAACCCGAGTTTAGCCCCGCACAAATCGCACAGGACATCTCCGCATCGCATGACTCCTGCGCACTCATCGCACGCATCACCAGCGCAAACAACCACAGCGCAGAGAACGATGCAAGTGTGCAGCGCAACATCTCACACCTTCGCTCGTGCCTCACGCTCAAGCGCATCATGGACAACGCAACGACTGCCGACAAGATCGCATTTGCAGATGCCGCAACACTCGGCGAGGACTGGCTCGGATGAGTGATCGGATTGATGAACTGATGCGCAGTCTCCACGAGAAGCCTCGTGTCGCTGATCAATCGCTCATCGAGAACAAACTGCAGGCCTTGAGAACTCCTCCAACTTTCAAGGCAATCAAACCACGAGACGGAAAGAACGGCATCGATGGAGTTGACGGCGCAGCAGGTGCAGATGGCACAAGCGGCATCGATGGCAAGGCAGGCGCAGATGGTGCGAACGGTCGCAACGGCATCGATGGAGTCGCAGGCGCACCTGGTGCAATGGGCGAGCAAGGCGAGCAAGGCGACGCAGGCATGGTGTGGCGTGGGACATATCGAAGCGATCTCGAGTACTGGATCGGCGATGTTGTCGGCGTGAGTGGATCGGCGTATGTGTGTGTCGCTGCAACCAACCAAGCACCACCAGTCGGTTTCGGTTGGGAGTTGCTTGTGAGTCGTGGTGCGCAAGGCATCCGAGGAATCAAGGGTGACGCTGCAGTTGCAGGCGCAGCCGATGCGGGCACGCTGACAGGCGCAACGCTTGCACCAAATGTTCTTGCGTCAAGTTTGCAATCCGTTGGAACGCTCACAGGACTCGCAAGCAGCGGACAGATCAACTGCACACTCGCAACGCAATCGACATCAACGACTACGGGCGCAATTAAAACGGCAGGTGGCATGGGAATTGGCAAAGCCGTATTCATCGGACAGGGAATCACCGCTGCAGGCAATGCCGACTTTGGCGGCGACTTTTTTATCGCAGGTATTTTTTCGTCAACAGATACAACGGACTCGACTTCACCTATAACGGGATCAACAATAATTGCAGGTGGAGTTGGAATTTCAAAAGACTTGTTTGTCAATGGAAAGGTGGACCTTGGAGCAAGCGCACTTATTTCTGCTCCAACCGCAACTGCACTTGCAATTCAATCCGTAGTTCCCGCAGGAACAGGTATCACGCCGACCGTGCAACTCATTTGCCCATCGGCTGCACTTGCATTAACAAGTGGCGCAACTGCTCAAAATGCGTTTTCAGTGCTAGGCGCAATATCTGTACAGGCTGCGACAACATATATGTTCGATGGTTTTTATCTCATCAAGACAACAGGCGCAACGACTCACACGATCTCAATGAGTTTTGCTTTAACAACCGCAACGATTACCAACTGTACTTGGACGACTATGTCATATCCATTGGCTTCTACACCAACTTCTGCGGTGCGAGCGCAGGATGGAAATTTCTTTGCGGATGTTGCTGGTGGACTTGTGAATGCAACAAATGCAACTGCGTTTAACATTGTAAAATTTGAGGGCATAATGCGAGTCAACGCTGCGGGAACTGTTACTCCACAAATTACATTTAGCGCAGCACCAGGTGGAACGAACACTATGGAAATTGGCTCGTACCTTCGGTTTTATCCAATTGGATCAAACACGGTCAGCGCAATCGGAACTGCGATCTCATGACACACAACAAAGCCTGCCCATGTTCAATCTGCAAATCTGCGAAGCCTCCGCTTTGGTGGATCGACTTTAACGCCGAGAAGCAAGTCATCACGAAAGATGGCATCACCGAGACATTTGAGGCAACCGAGGCTCGAGCAGTTCGTGCGTTCGCATCGGGAATTCAGCAGGACATCGACAAGGTCATCGAAGAAGTCTCACGCAAACTCTCCGCATCGATACGTGCAGGTGACACGGTGACACAGCGACAACTCGAGGAAGTGCAAGCCGCACTCAAGGCATCGCAGCGCAAACTGATCGCCGATCTTGCCAACACGGCCAAGCCGTACGCACAAACAATCGCAGAGGCTGGATTTGATCAGGGCGCATCGTTGGTGAGTGGTGCAGCAGGATTGCCACCTGCTGGACCGAACAACCCACTCGGAGGTCTGCTATCGGGCAAGGCTTCCGAGTTCGTCGTCGAGGCAACCAACCGTGCAGCCATCCGCATGGCACGATCAGTCTCCGACTCGCTCGCCGAGCGTGTGTCGAACATCATCCGCATCGGCATCGAGGAGACAGCGACAGGCACAGATGTCATCGGGCTGCTCGAGGAAGCAGGCTTTGATGAGAACCGAGCGCAGACGATCGCACGCACAGAGTCTGCTCGTGCATACACCGATGGACAGAATGCAGCGTGGGAGGCGAGCGGAGTCGTGAAGGGCAAGACATGGCTCGTGTCCCCGTACGCTTGCGAGTTCTGTGAAGCCGCAGCGAAAGAGTTCGGCGAGAAGTCGGTCGGCGTGAAGGATGCGTTCTATGAGCGAGGCGCAACCATCACGGGCGCAAGTGGCGCAACTATGGCACTAGACTTTGATGACACCTCTGGCCCGCCTCTGCACCCGAACTGCAGATGCAGCCTGCTACCAGTAATTGACTACGAAGGACCTGACGAATGAACCTACAAAAAACCTGCAACGCAACATTCAAGGCAATCGGCGATGGACTGACTAAGTTCACGGCGATCATCACAACGCACGCCATCGACCGAGATCAGGATGTCGTGATCCCATCAGGCATGAACTCCAAAGAGTACGAGGCGAACCCCGTGCTCCTCTACTCGCACGACCCGAACAAGCCCATCGGAAAGATGGTCACGATGCGCCGTGGCGAGTCCTCGATCGATGCAGACTTTGTCCTTGCGCCACGACCAGACACGCACGAGGGCGAGTGGTTGCCTGACACGGTTGGGGCGTTGATG